TCCGCCGGTGACCACGCGCTGCGGCCGAACCGCGCCATCACCGAGGATGGACACGGTCTTGCCCTCCAGGTGGGCCAAGCCGCTGCTGATGGTGGTGATGGGCGCGCCGCTATAGGTAACGCCCGCGTCCACGAAGTAAGCGTCGGCGGCGTCTGTGAACATTCGGCTGGCGAAGCGCTCTATATAACGGACGTTGCTGCCATTCACGGTGCGCTGGACGACGACGTAGACGGCGTCTTCTTCGCCCTCGGCCACTACAGCCACGCTCTCAAATTTGCCGTCTGTATCGTGGCGATGCCACGCACCGACTTCTTCTTCGGGAACATAAGTCAGTCCCAGCAGCATCCCGTTACTGCTGACGAACCAAGCCGTAGGCTGGGGGGCCTTGGCGTAGGCCATGTCCGCAATGGTGAAACCGTCGAACAGGTGCGGTGCGCGCAGGCTGATGTCGCCCGTGATGACCGCCCCGCGCTCCGTGAAGCCCAGCTCGCGGACGTGCCCGCCCCGCGCCGACGCGAAGAGCAGGGTGTTGTTTACCACGAAGGGTTGGACGTTCGACGCCCCGATGTAGCTCTGCGGCTTGACGCTCAGGGTCGTGGGCGTCAGCGCCCCGGCCGTCGAGGTCACCCGCCACTCAGCCGAGCTGGTCAACAGGATCATGTCCGTGAGCGAGACGATGTGCCGTATGGTGTTCGCCTCGCGCGCGGCCACACGGAAGCTGATGGCGTCGTCATCTCGCGTCGGGATGGACGACTGCATATTGCTCTCGGTGCCGGAGCGCGTGAGCCAGAGGGTCTGCGGCTTGTTGCGCGTCCCGCCGAACGCCCGGCGCTGCTCGAAATAGCTGACGGCGGCAGGCCAGTTGTCGGTGCCTGCGAAGGGGTTGTTTGCCTCGGGCGGGGTCTGGCCCAGGTCGGGCGTGATGTTGTCGTCGATCAGGCTGACGCCCGTTGTCTGGCCCACGAAGCCATAGAGCCCGTTGTCCAGGGCATAGACATTGTAGCGGGGCGAGCCGTTGCCCGTCCACGCGATGGTGTTGTAGGCACCAGGAGCACCTAAGTTATTCGACGCAGTTGCCGTAGAGGACGGCAAACTCTCGTCGATGCCGTCAGCGCCCACGGAGGTGACGACATAGGTTTTGTTGGTCGCTGTGCCGGAGATATAGGTGGGCGTAGCGCTGAGGCCGGTGGGTGCGGACAGGGCCGAGGCGAAGGCCACGCTGGTCAGAGCCCAGGACAGGGCACCGGAGCGGCGCAGCTCGCGCACGGCATAGCCGGGGTGCACCAGGGTCAATACGTCGGCCGACTGAACGTAGTGGATATTCATCAGGTCGGCCTCGGCGTAGGGCGAGGCGATCTCATAAGGCACACCGGGGCTGCTCTCCAGCGTGGCCCCCATGGTGTGGAAGCGGATGTAGGTGTCCCCAAACTCCAGGATCATGGTCTGATCGGTGGAGTAGGTGAAAGGGATGAGCCGGGTCTTCTTCGCCGGGAACTTCACAGAGCGCACGAAGCGCGTCCCTGGCCGGTTGAAGGCAGGGCCGTGCGGGGCTGTGATGAAGTTGCGGCAGAGGGCCAGGCCCATCTGGAATTTGGCGTCGTCCAGGCGGCCATAAAATTCGGGGGTCATCTCCCCGCCGCCGAACGACTTCTGGAGCGTGCGAACATCAGCCACGGGCGGCGATCCACGACACGTCGCTGTCGGCCCGCTGCACGCGCTTCTCAGCGCGGGCGCTGGACACGGTTGCTTTGGCGTATTCCGTCAGGAACACCTGATAGCACTTGATGCCCGCGGCCTGGCCGGTGTCGCCCTTGAGCAGCGGCCCGGCGATGTAGGAGGCCAGGAGCCAGGACAGGGAGCTGACGAATAGCGGGGTCCACTTCGCAGGGTCCACGACGCGCTTGGTGTAGACCAGGACGGGGTTTTCCACGTTGGTCAGCAGGGTGTCGTTCTCGACGACAAAATCCGCAGCGTCTCGCTCTTCGTTGGCGTAGCCCTCGGCCAGCACGCGCCGGGGCACGATGCAGTCGGACGGCAGGCCGTAGCCGAATTCCCAGGAGCTGTAGGCCACCTCGGTCAAGGCCAGGTTCTCGCGGAACCGAGCAAACCGCCAGTCGTGCATTTCCAGCAGGACATCACGGGCGATGGGGAGGAAGAGCGCAATGTGCTCCGCCTGGGCCGAACCCTCGGGCGGGTCGATAGAGGCTACCGTGGCATCGTCGCCCAGGTGCGCCAGGGCCAGATTGCCGATGCCAACGAGCGAAGTCATGGTGTCCTCCTTACACGAAAAAAGGGACGGCGACCAGGCCGCCGCCCCTCTCTGATCTAGCGGTTCCCGCTGAGGACTAGGTCAGGTCTTCGTTGTCGGCCGAGCCGGTGCCGGTCTTGGCCGCTTCACCGCCGTCCTTGCCTTCGGCCTTAGCCTTGGCTTGGGCGTCCTTGGCCTTCTTCTGAGCTGCCGTCAGCTCCTTGGCGCGGCCGGGGGTCACAGTGTCCTCGGCAGGCTTCGGCAGGTGGACGGGGTTTTCCAGCGTCTCGTTCGCCGGGTCGAAGGGTTCGGCCGGGTCGGACGGCGAGCCGTCGTCGAGGATCGCGCCCTGGCCGGACGGATCGCCGTCCTGCTTGACCGGGGCCTTGACCCGTTCGGTCGGGCGCAGCTCTTCATGCACGGTGCGGCTGACCACTTGGCCCGCCTTCTCGCGCATGTCGTCGGACTTCTTCTTGTTGGCCCGAGCCGCGGCGTTCAGCGGCTCCAGCTTGGAACCCGGCAGGCCGTGGTAGGTGACCTTGCCGCCTTCCTGGACGATGCCGTTGCCGATATAGGAGGTCTCGGTGACCAGGTATTCCGGGGCTTCTTTGTCGGACATCGGATGTCCCTTTCTGAAAAGTGGTCCTTGAAGCAACGCGAGCCGGGAGGGTTAGCTCCCGGCCGCTATGCCTACTGGATCAACCAACCCGAGGCGTAGTTCTTGTTGTCCACCACATCCTTGACGATGCGGGCGGAGAACGAACCCAGGGTGTGGGTGCCGACGCCGACCGCGCGCAGGGCCATGTAGCGCTGCCCGTTACCGGCGACGTTCGGCACGTCGAAGTAGTTCATGTAGCCGACGACCAGCTTGGCTTCGGGGATGGCCCCGGTCGAGCCGATCACGGTCACGTTGGTGGACATGGCCGCGTCGTCGGCGGTGATGATCTGGAATTCCACCGAGGTGCCGCCCGCGAAGGCGATGTCCACGGTGACCAGGAATTCGAGCTTTTCGCCCGAGCCGATGTCGCGCTTGGACCCGAGGTCCAAGACGTTGGTGCTGGTGTAGTTACCCGCGGCTCGGACAGAGGCCTGAGCGTTGGAGAAGAGCAGGAAGTCGTCGGTGATCATGGTGTGATTTCCCTAAAGGTTGCAAGGAGAGCGGGCGGGGTTTCCCCCGCCTGCCCGACTTAGACGACCCGAGCCTCCGTCAGGAAGATTTGGTCCACCTTGCGCACCGGGATGCCCAAGAACTTCTTCTCGACGGTCGGCCCGCCGAACTGGCTGAGGCCTTCCTGCACCGTCAGGACGTTGCCGGTCTTGGTCATGCCCTGGATCGGCAGGAAGCTTTCGATGGTCCGGTTCATGTAGAACACGGGGCGGCCCATCGCCAGGTTGGGGATGCGCGAGATAGCCCGCGACATCAGCTTGAACAGGTCGGCCGCGCCGGTCTCGGTGACGACGTTCGACACGTCGATGTTGCAGATGCGGACGACGTAGCGCCAGTCCTTCACGGCCAGACCGTTCTTCCACTGATAGTGGGTCCGGTAGGCTTGGAACTGGCCGCCGTTGGCGTCCTTGACGGTGTCTTCGCCCAGGTCGCGGTGTTGCACCCCGGCCATGGACCCCTTGGGATAGGGGCAGAAGACGGTGTTGTCGCCCCACACCACGAGCCAGATGGACGTGTTGTCGGTCTGCACACCACCGGCGTCGATGATGTTCTGCCCGTTGGTCGCGCCCGAGATGGTCGAGTAGCGCGGGGCCAGCCCGAGATACTGCTTCGGGTCGATGCCGGGGTTGCCATAGAACAGGGTCTGAGCCTGCGTCTGGTTCATCGCCTCCAGGAACGCCTGGTCTTCCGACAGGCGGAAGGCGGCGGTGTTGCCGTTCAGCGTGGCGAGGTCCACATCGACTTCGCTGTAGGCTTCCAGCATCCCAACCGTCTCATCGACAGTCGCGGTGGTGGACTTGCTGTTCGGCACACCGGCGTTCAGGGCGCGCCAGTAGACGACGGGCAGGCCGGTGCGGATCACCAGGCGGTGGCCGGTGGCGAGGTTGCCTTCCTTGAAGACGGCATCCGACAGGATTTCGTTGGTCTGCGCCAGCAGCTCGACGATGTCGGGGGTCTTGCCTTGCGGGTCGAGGCGCTTGGCCCAGTCCGCGAGGGTTAGATTGGTGGTGGCGAGAACGGCCATTGTTCAATATCCCAGGTTGCTGATGACTTTTAGGCTTTGCCCTGTTGGGGATAGAGCCGAGAGGCCACATCCGCGGGCTGTTGGTTGCCGCCGTTACCGTTGACGAGCGTGTCTTCACTGATGGCTCGACCGATCTTGGCGAACGCCCGAACCATTTCGGGGTGGTTG